TAAAAGACAAAACATCAGATTTTTTAGCAAAACAGCACATCCAAGACTTGGCGAATATAGAGAGTTTAGCGATAAATGGAAAGCAACATCAAGTAATAAAAAAAATTTAAGTAAAGCTTATATGAATGATCTTGATAGAGTTAGATCGGGCGGAAATTTAATACAAAATGAGAATTCTATAATGAGACATATGAATAGAGTTTGTTATTCTCATGAATACGTTGGAGATTAAAATGAATATTAAACTTCCATGGACTAAATTATATTACAGCGATTTTTTAAATGGTTGTAGAGGACTAACACATCAACAACGAGGTCTTTATTTTACGTTGTTTTGCTTGGCTGGCATAGAAAATGGTCGTGGTTTACCTAATAATTTTGATGAATTATGTCATAGTGTAAATATTTATGACAAAAACCCAGAAGTTGTTGAACAGTTAAAAGCAGATTTAACATTAGTATTAAACAAAAAGTTTGTTTTAGTTGAAAATCGCTATCATAATCAAAGACAATTAGACGATTTTAACAGCGAAATACAAACAATTATTAATAAAAGTAATGCTGGCAAGATTTCTGTTAACAACAAACGCTTAACAAAAGCTAAACAGAAGCTCAACACAGTATCTGAATCTGAATCTATATCTATATTTAATGATATAATATGGCCAAACTTAAAATTTAAAAAAGGATCAAAAGTTGTTGCTCTTAACTCATATTTAAAAAAAGCATTTGATATAGATGAAAAAACACTAATTCAAAAATATAATGAACTTTGTTCAAATACTGCTGATCCTAAGTTTATTCCTCATTTTTCAACGTGGTTAAATCAAGAACGTTGGGAAGAAGAAATAGTTGTTAAAGAAGAAAAAGACGAATTTGGCATACAACCAAAAGACTCATATCGTAAATACGTTATTTTTGTAAAAAAAGGAATAAGAAGCACAGCAATTTCTGATGATATGGTTAAGAAAATGAGAAAAGAGGGACTTATTACAGAAGAAGAATATAAGGCATGGTAAAGAAAAATAAGAAAAAAAAAGCTAAAATTTCAGATTATGGCGCACAAACAATAATAAAAATAGATGGAAAATTAATACGTGTAGTAGATCAACAAGAATTTAGATTAACTTTTGGAAGTGCAACTGGAGACAGAAGAATAGAAAAAGTGCATAATTCAGTATTACAAAATTATTATGCTAGAGATTTATTAGACATTACGAATAGAGATAGAAATCAATTACGTTATATTGCTGGAAATAAATTTGAAATTACAAGTTATCACGCTGGATTACAGCAAAACGTAACAATGCAATATAAAGATAGATCGCAAGGATCAATGGAAGAATTTAATACAAATCATTTAGATTCTTTAAATAAATTTAGAGAAGCTTATAAATATCTTGGTAATTTAAGTAAGATAGCATGGCACGTAATTATAGATAATAAACCAGCAAAAAAACAAATGAATGAATTTAGAGAAAGTTTAGACGTGTTAATAGATTTCTATAAATTATAATGTTCTTGTCTTATTCTACTGTGTAAGAGAATTCGTAAATGATAGTAAATCTATAAATTCTAGTATTACGTCTAGAATTATTACAGGAACAAATTTTATGCTCTCTTTTTTGAGGGCTTTTTTTATGCTTAATGGACATATAAAACTGTTTGTAAGCGTAATTGTTCAAGCGATTTTAGACGCTTTAAATATTTTTTATAACAATAGCAAAAAAAACGAACAATATAATGAAGAAGCTATAAATTGGTTAATACATAAAGATTTTGCATATGTTTGCGATCTAGCTGATCTACATCCAGATTATGTTTTATACGTGTATTTACAATTAAAAGAATACAACGAACATTTAACTTACGAGCAAACACACAAAATATTACATGAAAAATTTACTAGATCACGATAACTTAATCTGTACCATGTTTTTACTAAATAATCCGAAAACAAATAAACCAGAATTAGTTGTTCATTTTAGTAATTTTGAGAATGAAAGAGACGCTTTAAATTTTGCATCAACATTTAAAGAAGATACAGAATTGCATACAGATATATTTCCAGACATAAGCGAGACTATACACTAATGAATAAGAAAATGGGAAGACCCACAAAATACAGCAAAACTATTACAAAAAACATATTAGAACGTTTAGCTCATGGAGAGTCTATACGTAGTGCTGTAACGTCTGAGGGTATTACATGGCCTACTTGGAGACTATGGATGCAGAAAGACGAAGAACTTAGAAATAAATATGCCCAGGCAAAACAAGATGGCATAGATTATACAGTTGACGAAGTAGAAGTTGTAACAAGAGACGCAATAGATAAAGCATCTAACAAGCAAATGGATATAGCTAGTATCAAAGCATTAGATATTTGGGCCAAGCATAAACAATGGAAAGCTAGTAAACTAGCTCCCAAAGTCTATGGATCAGATAAACAACAATTATCATTAACTAATAGTAATGGACAAACTTTAAGTATAGAATGGGAAAAGTAAATGAATAAAAGTAAACAAGTTAAAGTTATCACTAGAAACGAAGCTAATAAACAATGGAATGATTGGTCAGCTAAGAACTTAGGAAAAATGGGCAGAATAAACGTAAAACCCTTAAAATCTTTATTTATGATGGGATTAAGACAAAAGGGCTTTAAGATACAATAATAACTACTTCCTTTGCTGTTTAACGTAGCGAGGTTTAAGTTTTACAACTATCTTGTTGTTATGATCAACATGAGATACTTTATAACGACCTGTGCTTAATTTAGAGATAGTTTCTTTATCTAGTTTTAGTTTATATATAGTCATACAATATTAGACGATTATATGCTGAAATTGTTTTAAAATAGTTTGAAAAAGATAATTACATGACTATAACTGTAAATGTATTGTTGTTAAAAGTTGTTGATTGGCTTTAATAAAATATGTTTCAGATACTTTTCTATACGAATGTTTACGTGAGAAAAAATATAAATTACGATAAGGATTATTATCGTAAGTAATAATTTATAAATATATTTTTGTATTCATTTTGTACTCAAAGTATTTTTCCTAAGGTAGGCATAGGAAAACAAATCATTAATCAAGATTTGCTTTTTTTGACTTCGTAAAAATTTTTTAAGCAACCCCCAGCACTTCTAATTTTAGCTAAAGCAACCCATTTAAACTGCAACACAACTTTCTATAAGCTTTTTATGAAAAAGAAAAAAAAATCTATTGATCCTTTTAAAGAACTTGTAAAAGCGATGCAAAAGCGTGAAGATAATAAACGCAAGTATCCAGAAACAATGGGTAGAGGACAAGTTAAAGGACAAGACGTAGCCAGCATGAGAGAAATACTTGATAGCGAAAAGTGAAAATTACTATTCCCTACAAGCCACGTGAGTTACAGCTTAAAATACACGATAAGTTAAAAAGATTTAACGTCTTAGTTTGTCATCGGAGATTTGGAAAAACTGTACTTTGTATCAATGAAATGATTAAGAAGTGCTTACAAAACCCTTTAGCAAGACCACGATATTATTATATTTCGCCAACGTATGCGATGAGCAAAAGAGCGGCTTGGGATTATTTGAAAGAATACACAAGCGTTATTCCTGATACACAGTATCACGAAACAGAATTACGTTGCGATCTTCCAACAGGTGGAAGAATACAATTACTTGGCTGTGAACGACCAGACTCTCTTAGAGGTTTGTATATTGACGGCGTAGTGCTAGACGAGGTGGCGCAAATGCCACCAAGACTTTGGACAGAAGTAATTAGACCAGCATTATCTGATAGAAATGGTTGGATGGTGGCAATAGGGACTCCAGCTGGACACAATACATTTTTTGATATGTATAATCACGCATTACACCAAGATGATTGGTACGCTGATACGTTTAAAGCAAGTGAAACAGGAATAATATCTGAGCTTGAATTAAACGAAGCAAAACAAATGATGCCACCTGAGGTATATGAAAGCGAATTTGAAGTTTCTTTTGACTCGTCTGCCATAGGAGCCATTTACGCAAAAGGTTTAACAAAAGCAGAAGAAGAAAATCGTATAACAAAAGTTCCTTACGATACGTCTCTCAAAGTTAATACTTTTTGGGACTTAGGAATGGCAGATAGCACATCTATTTGGTTTGTTCAGCAAAAAGGATCAGCTTTTCACGTTATAGACTACGAAGAACATACTGGAGAGGGTCTAGAATATTACGCTGAAATGCTACAAGATAAAAATTACGTGTACGATACGCATTATTTACCACATGATGCTAATGTGCGAGAAATTGGAACAGGCGTTTCACGTTTAGAAACAGCTCAAAGTCTTGGTCTTAGAACGTCAATCGTTCCAAAACTTAGCATTGAAGATGGAATAAACGCTGTAAGACAGATTTTATCACGTTGTTGGTTTGATTATGACAACTGCAAAGAGGGTTTAGATGCATTAAGACAATATCGCTGGGCTACAACGCAAAAAGGAGACATAAAAGCGAAACCTGTTCATGATTGGACAAGTCATGCTTCTGATAGTTTTAGATATTTTGCTGTTGGAAACAATCAATCAAGTTATTGGAGTACAGAAATAGAGTACCCGCAAATAGGAATAGTATAAATGAAATTAACAAAAACAAAATTACTAGCTTTAATATCGCAAGAAGTTGAAAACTCTCTTGGTTTTTATTCTAGTGATTTAGCAACACAACGAAAAGAAGCACTAAAATATTATTTAGGCGAGCCATATGGAAATGAAACAGAAGGCAGATCAAGTGTTGTATCACAAGATTTATTAGAAGTTGTTGAGTCTATAATGCCAAGTCTAATGCGTATGTTTACGCAACAAGACAAAATAGTACACTTTGAGCCAACACAGCCAGAAGATGTTCCGTACGCTGAACAAATATCTGACTATTGTAATTACGTATTTACAAAAGATAATAATGGTTTTGAAATATTGTACTCAATGTTTAAAACAGCATTGTTACAAAAAAATGGTTTCTGTAAAATTTATTGGAAAACATCAAAAGAACAAAAAAAAGAGTCATATAAAAATTTAACAGAACCAGAATATCAAGCACTATTAGTTGATGATGAAGTTGAAGTTGTAAGTGTAGAACAAAAAGAAGATACGTTAATGGGTGCTCCTATTATTACGTTTGATGTAGAAGTTAAAAGAGTTAAAGATTATTCTAAAGTACAAATTGATCCGGTTCCTCCCGAAGAAATACTTGTAAGCAAAAGAGCAAAATCATTAAAAGATTGTGATTTTATTGCTCATAGAGTTTCTAAAACTGTATCAGAATTAATTGATATGGGTTTTAACAAAAAAGATGTTGAAAGTCTACCAAGCTCAGAAGAAGAAACATTTAACACAGAAGCAGTTGTAAGACGTAGCTATGATGATGATACAGTTGAGCTAGAAGCAAGTACAATTGATCCATCTTTACGTGTAGTACAAATAACTGAGTGCTACATGAAAGCTGATTTTGATAATGACGGCATAGCTGAGTTAAGAAAAATTATTGTTGGTGGAAGTGGTTACAATAATTATATAATTTTAGAAAACGAAGAAATTCCAGTAATGCCTTTTGCTATGGTATGTGCTTTACCAATGCCATTTAGATTTTTTGGTTTATCTTTTTATGATTTACTTGCTGACGTACAGCAAATGTCCACAACAATTTTA